ATGGATCAAATAAAAGGGAGACATGTTTTATTAGATGAAGTAGAAGAGATCACAGAAGAACATGCTCATTCAGACTTGTTAGTTGAAAACGGGGTGATTAAAAAGAAAGGGAAGCTTTTCTGTAACCGATGCGGAAATGATCACCCGTTTTTCTTTGCTTCATTTTTATGTGCTCGCTGTAAAAAGGTATGTCATTATTGTCGAAGCTGTATCATGATGGAAAGGGTGAGTGAATGTTCAAAACTTGTGAGTATTAAAGAAGAAAAAAGATCTCAAGGATTACCGATTCAATTAAACTGGAAAGGTACATTATCAAAAGGGCAAGAAAAGGCTTCGAAAAGAATAATCGATGCGATTCGTACTCGTACACCTTTACTCATTTGGGCTGTTTGAATAGCCAACCATGAATACATAAAAATCTAAAAATTCCACTCTATCTCTAAACTTTCACCAAAAATAGTAATACTTTGTATTAATTTCTGAACTATAGCTTGTCTCGTTTGAAAATCTGCCTTAGTTAAATCTGTTACATAACGTTTAAGTTGAATTGGTGAAATTATATTTGCATGTTTTTCTTCTTGTAAATTCTTCTTTTCTATCAATAGCTGTTTCTCTTCATTTAATTTTCTAATTTGTTTATCTAAAATATTCTTTTCGATATTCCCATCTGCATATAGGTTTATGAGCCTCTCAATTTTCTCATCTACTTTAGAGATTTGTTTTCCATAATCAACTTTTACTACTTCTTTGTGTTCGGTTTTTTTATCTATTATTACAGAATTTAATTCCTCAAGAATGAGTTTTTCTAGATTATCAGTATTCCAAGTATCATTTATACACTTTTCTTCATATTCAGAGGGGAAGCGTCTTGCTTTGCAAATATAATATTTATATGTTTTAGTTTTGGATTTGGAATGGTACAAGACATAAGGTTCCCCACATTTACCGCATTTAATAAGGCCCGAAAATAGGCTCTCTTTTGCTTTATTAGCATTTTTTCCTTTATGTCTTGATAGTATAACTTGAACCCTATTAAATTGCTCTTCTGATACGATAGGTATATGCTTACCTTTATATTTCTTTCCAGCAAAAGTAACATAACCACAGTAAAGAGGATTTGATAAAATATCACGGTATCTTCTAAAACGCCAAACATTATATCCTAACTCTTTTAGTCGATTTTGTACTTTAGTTATAGAATGTAGTTGCTCATATAAATCATATGCCATTTTAACATGCCTAGCTTCCTCCTCTTTAATAATTAACTCTCCATTAAGACGTTTATATCCAGTTGGGTCAAAATCCCCTCCCATGCAACGATAACCTGCCTCAGCGCGTTTTATATGACCCAATCTCATTCTTTCAGCAATTGTCTCCCTTTCGAGTTGAGCAAATACTGATAAAATTCCAATCATAGCTTTTCCAAAAGGAGTTGAAGTATCTAAAGTTTCAGTAATAGAAACAAAGTCGACATTATTTTTTAAAAAATAATCTTCAATAAGGGTAAGAGTATCTCTTTGGGATCTAGATAGTCGATCTAATTTATAAACAACAACTACATCTGTGTTATTCAAATCTTGTAATAATTTTTGTAAAGCTGGACGCTCCAAATTTGAACCACTGTATCCAGGATCAATATAAATATCGTATATATTCCAACCTTTGGATTTACAAAAAGCTTCGAGTTTTTCTTTTTGTGAATCAATGCTATAATTCTCAATTTGTTCTTGAGTAGAAACACGAATATACAGTGCTGCTTTCACAGATATCTCCCTCTCATAACACTTATACAATCTTTATTTGTGATAACACTTTATTTTTTATCTGATTTAGACGCTTGTATACAATTGAATCAGGAAGCATAAACATTTCAGATGCTTCTCTAATTACTTCATTACTTTGAAGATTCAAAAACTTCAACATATGATATGGAATTGCAAAATATAGTGCTAGGGTATCAGCTTGATTTTCTTGAAAATATCTGAAATTTATCGGTAACTTATCTTGGTTTCCACAATGATTTAAAAGATGTGAAAGTTCATGAAAGAACTCATATTGTCTTTGTTTTTCATCTTTCTTTTTATTTAATGTAATCATTTTATACCCATTGTAGTTTAAAGCAAGAGACACTTCTCCAAGCTCCAAATCAATATCAAAAATATTACAAACATTTTCAATTTGGAGATCCCATGGATAAATGATTCCTTTGTTTTTTAAAAAGTTTGAAACATTAATTTCGTTTGCCGTAGCCTGATAATGCATTATAATAACAACTCCTAGTTTCTTTTTCTTCGAGCTGCTCTTTCTTTTAATATTTCTATAGTTTCTTTAATGTATTGAATATCCTCATCTGTGAGATCATCTCGTTCAAAATAAAACATTTCAACATTATTGTCAGTTTTATTTTCTGTATTATTGGGTGAGTTAGGATTATCAGATCTCCCCAATAAAAAATCTGTATTAGTATGTAAAACATCGGCAATTTTTGCCAAAACATCACTAGGGATTTTTGTGATTTTACCTCTTTCATAATGAGAAATATTTTCCCGATTCATCCCCAATTTTTGTGCCAAATCAACCTGTGACATTTTACGCTTTAATCTTAATTCCTTAATCCTGATACCTGGATGAAACATAAATTACACCACCAAATAATTTTTTTTCACCAACTCCTTGCGTAATTATAAATTACATGTTATTATGAATTACGTAAGGAGGTGTTACATAAGTGCAAAAGGAAGTGAATAAAAGAATTCGGACTAATTTTAAATCTTTACGTTTAAAAAAGGGTACTCAACGTAAAGTAGCTAATGATTTAGGAGTTACTGAAACTACAGTTCGGAATATTGAAAATGGCCATTCAGATCCTGGTTTAGATTTAGTATTTGCTTTTGCCCAATATTTTGATGTAAAAGTAGAAGATTTATGGCCAGACTTAGTAGAACGAGGTAATAAACGTTTATCAACTCGACAATTACATTATAAACCGTAAATGATAATTACGCAATTGTTTTTTACACTAATTTTGTATTTTTTTTACTGTTAATAGTAATTGACAATTACTATTAATGTTTGGAGTGATTATTATGAAAATTATCATTACCAAAATGATGGTCGGAGATTTTGAAGTTCCGGTCCCATATGGTTTATCGGAATTGGTTCAAGACTGCTGGGTTCCAGAAAGAAATAGATATTCAGATGACATAACAAATAAATATGAAAGAGTGATTGAAAAAAGAAATGGAAGATTATATACAATTCTAACCCCAAAAAGGAGGTGATTCAAAGTGACCACTGGCGAAATGCTGATGTTTACAAAACGTTTAAAAAACATACTGGAAGCTAACGCACCACAAGTTGTAAAAGACGCTCGCTTAGCGAATTTAATGTCTGATTTGGAGAAAGCGTACAATATACCGATGTTACGTAGCGAAAATTTTGAAAAACAAAATCCGTTTGTAATGCAGCTTTATTGTACTGTTTCAGAAGCTAGATCATTTTAAAGGAGCAAATGCTCCAAAAATTTTTACGCACTGAAGGAAAAAGTTACTTAACCTACCAATCTATTCAACTAGGAAACTGCTTAGAACTTGAAGGAGGTGAAAAAAGATGAACGCGAGTGAAGCAAAAGAGTTGACTATGAAAAGTGTTCCAAAAATCATTAATCAGATTATCGATAAGTTAAATCTAAAGATTGTTAATTCAGCATCTAGTGGATATTACTCAACATCGATTCAATTAAATAGTCAATTTCCATCCTTATTGAAAATTACTAATCAAATAATTGAACACTTTGAAAATCAAGGGTATGAAGTATCGATTGAAGATTTAGATAACACAGTGAAAATTCAGGTTTCTTGGTTATATGCATAAAAAAAGACGCCTTAATAAAGGCGACTAAATAAGAAAAAATAAGCTCAAACACAGTATAACACAAAAGGTGGGTGAAAATGATTCAATTATACCCTCACCAAGAAAGAGTTTTAAATGAAACTTACCATTTTAACCGGGTAGCATACTATTTGGACATGGGGCTCGGTAAAACATTTGTAGGATCTGAAAAGATGTGGGAGCTTAACACTCCATACAATCTAGTAATCTGTCAAAAATCAAAGATACAAGATTGGAAAGAACATTTTAAAACCTGGTATGACTACAAAGTCATTATTTATGACAAACAACCTATTAAAAACATTCCTGAAGATAGTGTACTCATTATCAATTATGACAAGATTTGGAGACGTCCAGAACTTCATAAATTACAAAATTTCACCTTGATGTTGGACGAGTCTTCCATGATTAAAAATGAAAATTCAAACAGAAGTAAATTTATTCTTAATCTTAAACCAAATAATGTCATTTTGTTATCGGGTACACCGACAGGAGGAAAATATGAAGAGTTATGGAGCCAACTACATCTTTTGGGTTGGAACATTGATAAAAAAACATTTTACAAACACTATGTGGTTCAGGAATGGGATGAACGTAATCAAAAGTTCATTATAACTGGGTATAAAAACGTGGACAGGTTAAAACGTAAATTGCGTCAATATGGTGCTGTGTTCATGAAAACAGAAGATGTATTTGATTTACCAACAGTTAATGAACAAACGGTCAAAATTCCAACTACTAAACATTATAAAGAGTTTGTAAAACATCACATTGTTGAAGTTGTAAATGATGTATTGGTTGGAGATACACCGGCAGCTAAAAAATTATATTTACGTCTTTTGGCAGGTGTATATAACGAAAATAAATTACAGTACGTTAAAGACTTAATTGATAGCACAAACGATAGAATCATCATTTTCTATAACTTTAGAAAAGAATATGAAACACTAGTGAAGATCATTGATAAGCCAATTAGTACAGTAAATGGAGACACAAAAGACTTATCAGCGTATGAGCAATATGATTACTCAGTAACTCTTATCCAGTATCAAGCTGGAGCTATGGGTCTTAACTTACAGAAAGCGAATAAAATTATTTACTTTACCTTAACAGATAAGAGTGAGCTATTTGAGCAATCGAAAAAACGTATTCATCGAATTGGACAGGAACGACCATGTTTCTATTATTACTTACTCACGGATGGATCCATTGAATGGCAAATGCTTGAAGTATTGAAAGAGAGAAAGGACTATACTGATGAATTATTTGAGGAGGAAAACGAATGAGTAATGAAGTTACAGTTTTTGAAAACAAGTACTTGGGTTTAATGCAATCAATAGCATTATTGGACAAGCAAGAAAAAGAGCTTGCTGCTAAAAACAAACAGATGAAAGCAGAGTTAGAAAAAGCTATGAATGAGTACAATATTAAGTCCATTGACAATGAATTCTTAAAGATTACCAGAGTAGAAGAAAGTAAATCGACATCTATTGATCTGAAAAAGTTACAAAAACAAGAACCAGCTTTGTATGGAGAATTACTAGAAGATTATCCAAAAGTAACGGTACGAAAAGCGCATGTGAAATTTGCGGTGAAGTAAATGAAAGAATCACAATTTCAGAAAAAAGTTATTCAATTTTTAAAAGAAAAAGATGTTTGGCACGTGAAGTACTGGGCAGGTGCTCAGTACACCAAAGAAGGTGTTCCTGATATTCTCGCGTGCATAAATGGAAAATTTCACGGGATTGAATTGAAAACAGATGTCGGTAAACCAACAAAGTTACAACTCTATAACATTCGAAAAATTAAAGAATCTGGTGGTGAAGCCTATATTTTAAGACCAAAAGATTTTGAGTCCTGGAAAGCGAGGTGGTTTAAGTGACGGAAAAGCGAGTGATTTTAACGATTGGTAATGTGCGTATTAAGAAATATGACAATTTAAATGTTGTGATTGAAAGATATGAAGAAGTTGTAATTCCATCAACAAAAGATACCGTTAATAAATGGCGCTTTAAAGGTTTTGCACGTAGTGTTTTATCAGCTCTACTTTTCATTCAAAAGAACGAATTACTTGTAAATAAAAACAATGTGACTGATTTAAACAGCTACGTAGAACAGGTTGAAAAGTCTAATGCTTCGTTGTTGGAAGTGGTGAAAGAATGACACAGTATAGCTATAGTCGTGTGTCACTGTTTAACAATTGTCCGTATCACTATGACTTAAAGTACAATAAACGATTAACTGAAATACCAGATTATAAACCTGATAATCCACTTATTATTGGTCATGCCCTTCATACGGGTATAGAACATGATGTTCAAACAGCTATTAATGAATATTTTAACACTTTTCCTGTACTAAATGACCGAATAATTGAGGGAGCGATGAAGCTTGAAATTCTTATTCCAAAAGTAAAAGACTTTTTGGACAAGCATTTCGAACACTTTGAGTTTATCCATGAATACAAAATTGACTATGAAGAATTTGTTGGATATGTGGATTTAATATTAAAGGCACAAGATGACACTTGTATGGTTATTGACTTTAAATACTCAAACAACATTAAGAACTATTTAGAATCCGGTCAACTCCATATCTACAAAGATTATTTGGAAATGGACGGGTACAACGTAAAACGATTGGGATACATTTTTATTCCAAAAGTCACGATGAACCCAGGTGAAAATGAAGATCTATTTATCTTTCGAAAAAGATTAATGAAAGCAGTTGAAGAATCAGAAATTCAATTTGTTCCTATTGAGTTTAATGAAATGGAAACAATCTATTTTCAAAACTCCATTCGAAAAATTAAACAGACAGATGATTTCTCATTCAAAAATGTGAGTGGAAAATGCTTTGCTTGTAATCCTCGATTTAGTCCAAATTATTTAGAACTGATTACGAATGACAAAGGAGAGGTTGAAATGGCTTTACCGAAAAACGAACGTAGGGAAAGAAAAATTGATACAAAGCCTGATTTTTGGATTTATGGAGACAGCTATGTTGGGAAATCCACGTTTGTGGACCATGTCGAAAACGTGTTATTTCTAAACACTGATGGAAACACAGATAACACAACCGCCCCAGTCATTCCAATTAAGGATGAAGTAAAAGTGGAAGGACGTCGCACTATACGAAAATTAGCTTGGGAAGTGTTTTTAGATACTATTCATGATCTAGAAACAGAAGAAAACGATTTTGAAGCTGTAGCGATCGATTTAATTGAAGATTTAAAAGAACATTGCCGTTATTACGTCTTTGAAAAAAATGGATGGGAACATGAATCTGACGGTTCATACGGAAAAGGTTGGTCCAAAGTAACAACCGAATGGCAAAAAGCCATTAAACGTTTAAAATCACTTGGTTATCAATTGATATACATTTCTAAAGAAAAAGTAGAAGAAATCACACTCAAAGGTGGAGCAAAACGAACTACCTTTAAACCAAATATTGATGATAAATTTGCGAATTTCTTGACCGGTACTGTCGATTTAACCATGAGAGCATTTATTAATTCTGACGGAGAACGTCTATTGCAATTAGGTAAAAAAGCAAATGTTTTTGGTGGTGGCAGATTTGACTTCCAAGTCGATACATGTTCATTAAACTTAGAAGAATTTATCGAAGAACTTAAAGAAGCACAAAAAGGAAAAGTAACCAAAACAAAAGAAAAAGTTCAACCGGTTAAAGAGGAGACAGCTAGTGAAGAAAAGCCAAAACGCACTCGTAAAAAGAGAGAAGAAGAATCGGTGGAGGAAGCTGAAACTCAAGAGAGACAAGAAACAGTGGATGAAGCTCAAACGGAAGAAGGAAAACCACGTCGTCAAAGACGTAAACGTCAATCCGTAGAGGATGATGTTCCTCCAGGTGAAGAAGCTGCATCTGAAGAGCAAGAGAAAGAAGAACCAAAACGTAGAACTCGCAGACGTCGTTCTGCTGAATAATATCAAACTTTTTAGGAGGTAATAAATTATGTCTAGAAAAGAGTTAAACACAAAAGAACAACATTGGGCTACAACTCGTAAGGAAGCTGAAACTATTGTCGAGGAAGCAAAAGGGGATAAGCATTTAACGTCTTGGAAAATAAGCGAAAAACACAATCGATATGGGGAATATTTCGTAGTCGATTTAGTATTCACATACAACACTCCAAAAGAAATTATGGAAGGGGGTATTTAATCATGGCATTTGATTGGGAAAAGTTTGATCAAGAATGTGATATCGAATCATTGCAAAAAGACGTTGAGGAAGTAGAAAAAAACGGAGGCACTGGTGATTTTGAACCAGTGCCGGATGGGGAGTATGTAGTCGCAGTAGAAAAAATGGAGCTGACACAATCCAAAAAGGGAGACCCGATGCTCACTATCTGGTTTAAGATCCTTGAAGGTGACTATGAGAATAAACGAATTTTCTATAACAAAGTTATGCAACCACAAAATGAGCGAGCTTTTGGATTACAAGTTCACCAAAATAATGAAATGTTACGGGCATTGTGGGATTGTGAAAAGGATGATGTGAAGTTTACGGGTTTCAAAGATTACGCAGAGTTAGTCCTCGATATTCATGAAGATATTGATGGGAAATTTGAATACTTAATTGAAAAGAAAACGGATGAAAAAGGGTTTGAACAATTTAAAATAATCGAAATCTATGATGTTGAATAATTGAATAAAGGGAGCTGAAAGGCTCCCTTTTATTGAGAACGATGAGAATGAGGTTTAATGATTTGATTTATTATACCTAATGATTTTGAGTTTAATGTTTTGTTTATGTCACCTAAAACTCCATTGTGTATTTTTTGTTTCTGTTTTTCGCTGATATTATTTTCAATTAAGTTATTAATCAGGGATAGTCTTTCAGCTAAAAATTTTCCGAATTTATCATCATAGTTAGTTTGAAGGGTTTTAATTGTTCCCCTCTTAATAACTTTTGTCTGGCTAGTCCAACCATTAAATGATTTAGGGTAAATATGGGAGACAAGAAATATGCCGCATAGATTTGAAAAAATAAAAACTCTATCATAATTGTCTAATATGGTTCCGAAATCTGCACTACGTAATATTCTCATATTAGTAAAATGGTCATATGGGGCAGGCTGTATTTTATAAAATTCTTTAATATCTGTTATTCCAACAAAAATAACATGGTGTTTATTAGAACCTGGATTATTTATTTCATCTATTAAAAATTTCCGCCAAGTTTCAAGTGTTTTATCTAATAATACTTTTGACGGATGATTATCAGGAATGTTTTTATTTAAACCTGAAATTGCTACTCTCCAATTAACAGATATTACAAACTTTTGCAGCCAAGTATCATAGTGGAATAATTTTTTAGTTCCATTTTGAAATGGATAAAAAATTTTTTCAGCAAAATATGTTTCGAAGCTTGAGAACTTTTCTTCACAATCTTTACAAAGAAGATTTTCTTTATATAAGTCTTGAATTCTTAGATTAGGGTTAACAGCATTTCTAAAATACCCAGAAGCAGAAGATTTTTTTATCCATTTTCCTACAAATTTGGGTACAATGTGACTTAATTGTAACTCTGCACTTTTTTTGCATAGTTTACACACCCCAATTTTTGTACTGATTTTACTCACTCCTTTCAAATTTCTAGATAATTATACTAAATTGACATAATAGTGGAAAAGGGATAATGCGATATTAGGTTAGTTTAAAGATGTGGTGATTTTAATTGCTCTTTTATGATTTCGAGGTATTTTCACATGACTGGTTAGTGGTCATTATTAATGCAAGGGATAAATCAGAAAAGGTATTTATTAATGATTCAGATGCTTTAATAGATTTTTATAACCAACATAAAAAAGATATTTGGATTGGATATAACTCACGTCATTATGACCAATATATTTTTAAAGCAATCATTTGCGGTTTTAAACCACAAGAGATTAATGATTGGATTATCAACCAAAAAAAGCCTGGCTGGCAGTTTTTTAAAGATTTTTGGAAAGTACAATTATTTAACTATGATGTAATGACCACGAAAGATAAGTCACTAAAACAATTAGAAGGTTTTATGGGTCATAACATAAAAGAATCTGATGTTTCGTTTGATATAAATCGTAAATTAACATATTCAGAGATTCAAGAAGTAATCAAATATTGTCGTCATGATGTTCAAGAAACTATGCATATTTTCATGCAGAATATTGAAGAATTTCAATCACATGTTGAATTATTAAAAATGTTCAATCTGCCGTTAAAATACATTTCCAAGACAAAAGCTCAATTATCAGCTGTTATTTTGGAAGCAAAAAAAACTAAAGAAGAACGGACCGATGAATTTAATTTTACATTTCCAGATACTTTAGTGATTGAAAAATACACAGAAGTATTAGACTTTTACGGTGAAAACCGTGATTACAACAAAGTATTAGATATTGAAGTGGCTGGTGTTCCCCATGTGTTTGCATGGGGTGGTTTACATGGTGCGAGACACAATTATGTTGATACAGGTTTTTTCATCAATATCGATGTAGCATCTTACTATCCAGCATTAATGATTGAATATGGATATTTAAGTCGGAACGTAAAGGATCCAAATAAATTCCGAGAAATACGCGATAGAAGATTAAAATACAAAGCTGCGAAAGATAAACGACAAGCACCATTAAAGATTGTTATAAACAGTACGTACGGTGCCATGAAAGACAAATTTAATGATTTGTATGACCCACTTATGGCCAACAATGTTTGTATTGGTGGACAAGTATTATTACTCGATTTAATTGAAAAGTTGGAACCATACTGTCAACTCATTCAATCCAACACCGATGGATTACTGATCAAATTATATGACGAAGATGATTTTGATTTAATTGATGATATTTGTTGGGAATGGGAAAAACGTACACGAATGGAACTCGAATTTGAAACGTTTGTCAAAATCATTCAAAAAGATGTAAATAACTACATTTTAGTTGCGGAAGATGGATCTTATAAGTCAAAAGGTTCCTATGTAAAAAAGCAAAATAAGCTAGACTATGATTTACCAATTGTCAATGAAGCTATTATTAACTACTTTGTAAAAGACATTGATCCAGAACAAACTATCTTTAATTGCACGGATCTAGTTAAATTCCAAAAGATTGTAAAAGTTAGTCATAAATATGATTATGCCTTATACGGAAATAAAAAAATGAACGAAAGAGTTTTTAGAGTTTTTGCGAGTGTAGATACAAACGATCAAGAATTAACGAAAGTAAAAAATGGTTCATCCGTTAAAATACCATTTGTTCCAGAAAGATGTTTCATTCTTAATGAAGATATTACAAACATGAAAATACCAACAAAATTAGATTACTGGTGGTATTTAGATTTGGCTTGGAAGAGGATAAAAGCATTTTATGGGGATGATTGTAGATGAAATATGGAGATAAAATCGGTACTTGTGGTGAATAGTACGAAAATACGGCACCATAGAAAGAAGGTGATTACTATTTACAAAGGTTATTTAAAAGGGAACGGAAAACGTGCTGCAACAAGATTTAAAGATGGTGCAAAACTATTAAGCTATCATACAGTTCGAAAATATGAGTCATTTGTGGGTGTTCTAGATGATGAATACATTATGGTAGATGTAGACGACATTGAAGAAGCTGAAATATTACTTGATATTATTGAAGATAAGGGTATTCAATGTTCAGTATTGGAAACGGATAATGGAATGCATTTTTATTTCAAGGGGTATGACATACCCTCTAATAAAATCAAATGGTATTCGAACATTGGCATTTTAGCAGATTACAAGTTAGGGATTAAAAATACTGTGGATCCATTAAAGATTAACGGTCAAACGCGGAAATGGATACGAAAAGTGAAAGACCATGAACCATTACCAATATGGTTATATCCCTATAATAAAAAGAACCCTGGACTAACCAATTTGGCAGAAGGTGACGGGCGAAATAACACACTATTTACATATATCTTAAAGTTACAGTCACAGGGTATGGCCAAAAATGATATTCGAGAAACAATATCAATCATTAATAAATACATTTTAGAAGAATCGGTTAGTGAGAAAGAATTGAATATAATCTTACGTGATGAAGCTTTCTTGAAAGTATCCTTCTTTGTGAAGGGTTCTTTCCAACATGAAAAGTTTGGAGATTTTTTGATTAATGAACATCATATTTGCAAAATCACAAATATATTACACATTTACAAAGACGGGGTTTATTCGGATAAACAATCAGATATAGAAGCTGTAATGATTCAGCATATACCGAACTTAAAACGAATGCAAAGGCAAGAAACATTGGCCTATTTACAACTGAAAGCTAAAGAAAAAAGCTTTTCTTCCACAAAATACATTCCGGTGAAAAATGGAGTTTTTAATTTAGAAACTTGGGAACTCCAGGATTTTTCACCAGATATCATTACTCGAAATAAAATTCCGGTTGCTTACATACCTGATGCTTATTATGAGGTAACCGATAAAACATTAAATAAAATGGCGGTTCATGATAAAAAGATTCGTCTCTTATTAGAAGAAATCTTGGGTTATATCTTATTCAGACGTAATGAGTTTGGAGCAACTTTTATTTTGACTGGTAACGGTTCGAACGGGAAATCATCTTTTTTAAAGATAATACGTAAATTAGCTGGTTCAGAAAATGTATCATCACTTGATTTAAAAGAACTTGATCAACGTTTTAAAACAGCTGAATTGTTTGGGAAACTCGTTAATATTGGTGATGATATTTCCAAAGGATACATCAAAGAATCGTCGATATTTAAAAAGTTAGCCACTGGAGAAACGATTAACGTCGAACGAAAAGGAAAGGATCCATTTGACTTTACGAATTATGCAAAGCTTATATTCAGTGCTAACGAAATGCCTCGCATTAATGATTATTCAGATGGTTTAGGACGTAGATTACAAATCGTACCATTTAAAGCGAAATTCAGTCCAAATGATCCAGATTTTGACCCATTCATTACAGATAAATTGTTGTCAGACGAATCTATGCAATATGTATTAAATTTAGCTCTTAAAGCTTTAAAACGTTTGTTAACAAATAAACAGTTTACAAAATCAAAAGCAGTTGAAGAAGAATTGAAAAAATACCAGGAAGAAAACAATCCGATTATTAGCTTTATTAATAATGAGGACATAGAGTTGGAGCGTGCCATTGTAAGTGATGTTTATATGCAATACAAACTATATTGTTCTGAAAATGGATATCAAGCTGTTAGTAATGTAAGTTTTAGTAAGCAAATTAAACAATTGTATGGATATACTTCGAAACAACAAAAAGTTGACGGTAAAAATAAAAGGGTATTTGTAAAAGAAGATGATTAAATTTTCTCGATTCCCCAATGACTGGTCACAAAAATGGTTAAAATCGTGACCAATTTTTTGGTCAAAGTGATTTTGAAAATACATTCAAATAAAGGAATGGTCAATATAAAGTGATTAAAATTTGGTCAAAAAATCACCTAAAATAGTGACCATTTTATAGTGATTTTCGCTAAAAATACCCCTTTATCTGTTACCCTGTTACCTTTCTGTTACTTTAAAAAACTTAATAATATCAAGGGTTTAAAGCTAATCGGTAACAGGTAACAGATAAAATCAACTTCTTTATTAAATTATATATTTATTAAAATAAAAATTTAGTCTTATAAAAAGAAAATTAGGGGGTAAATCTGTTACCTTATACCTATATAGGGTATATGAAATTCAGTTATGTCAAGGCTTCAAGACGGTAACAGATGGTAACAGATTGGTAACACATTTCCCTCTAAAAATAAGGTAGGTGAATCAATTGTACGAATGGTTAAAGGATTATCAAAAACTGACGGAAGAAATAGCCTATCTTGAATTCAACTTAGAGCAAACAGAGAAAGAATTAAAACGCTGGGTATATGGTGATTTATCAAAAGTTAAATTAACAGCTGATTCAGACGGTGCTAAAGTAGAAGAAAATTTAGAACGTATAAAAAACGAGCTGGATTTTAAAAAAGAACAACTTGATAAATTAATAAAGTTAGTTGATACCTTTAAAGGTTTAGATCATAAAATACTGAAGATGAAATATATTGATGGTTTAACTCTTGAGGAAATCGCAGAAGAATTAAATTACAGTTCCAGTTATATCTATAAGAAACATGCTGAGATCATGCGAATGATTAAATTTGCAGAAAAACTTTCACTAAACTTACCGTAAGTTTTGAGTATGTTATCTATTGAAAAATCATTTTATGATAGTAACATAGGAAATCGTGCTAAAGGGTGATTCAATCGAGTTGCTCTTTTTATTACCTAAGAAGGTGAGTTATATGAAACTAGCCGATCATTTATCAGAAAAAGACAAGAAAAAACTAAAGAAGATTAAGAAAGAAAAAGTCAACTGGCACGACATTATGGGTGTAAATAGACCAACGTATAAACGAGTCAGAGGAGCGATTAGGAGGAAGTGATGTGAGTAAATATCCTTTGTACAAATGTTCATATTGCAAAAAGAAATCATTTAAGAGTATGAATTGTCTTCACTGTATCAATTTTCCGCCAAGAGGCTGGGTTTATGAAGAAAATGGAGGGATTAGCAAACCAAGTTTTATAAATTATTCAAAGAAAAAATTAAAGAGGAACTAGTGTCAAAATTTGACGAACGAATTTTGTAGGAAAATATCTCCTTTTGCCGAAATGGAGTAGGTAAAAAGGAGGTGTTTGGTTATGAGTGATTTAAATAGATTTATTGTGAAATTTTTTTGTGAAGATAAGTTAGTAATGGATATATCTGTTGATAATTCTATGTGCACTAACTATGTATCTGCACTAAACATTAGTGAACATATTACTTTTTATGGAAAAAAATACAAAATTAAAAAAGTTGAAATGAAACACTTAACTGAAGAAAAATTGAAAATAGAATTATTAGTTAATCTGAAAGAGGTAAATGAACCTAGTATCAGTATCTTAAAATAAAATTAATTATATTATTTCGTAAAAAGATAAAGCATCTCATTTAAGCGAGGTGCTTTTTTATTTCGGAGTTGATTTCATGAACAAAGAAGAAATCATTCATCTCATCCAAACCAATAACCTCATGAAATTCTACAAATCAAATGCCTGGAAAGAACTACGGAATAAAGCTCTTGAACGTGATCATTACGAATGTCAGTCATGTAAACGTAAAGGGAGATACAGAAAAGCGAAGAACGTCCATCATATCAAGGAAGTTAAGACACATCCAGAGTTAGCCTTGGATTTAGATAATTTGGAATGTATCTGTATTCAATGTCATAACGAGGAACATAAGCGTTTAGAGAATTATGTGAAAAAGAAAAAGTTTTGGACGGAGGAGAGATGGTGATGAAAAGGGTAAAGCTTAAGTGTAACTGTACGATCTGTAAGATTAATAAAAGATTAGCGGATATACTTAATATGCGATTAGAGGAAGACATCATCAAGAATGCTCCTTCCAATATACCAACAAGCAGCATGCCATCATATTTAGAAGGTGCAAGAAAGATGTTAAGCCAGTATACTCCGAAAGGATAGGTGAAATATGCAAAAAGTTCAATTACGTTGTATGAATGAACACTGTGGAATCATTTTCTCCACAAACGGTAGAAATTTAGATGGTCTAAGCTGTGTTGAATGTTATGGTCCATTGTTAGCTGAACCATATAATCCAAATGTCGAACATACAACATACAATATCAAAAATATGAAAAGCTTTGTTCACTATCGTTGTTTATGTTGTGGGCATGAAGAGAAAGTTAACATGTCCAATGAAGAATATGCAGAGGTGAAGGTTTGTCCTGAATGTAATGGTGCTTGGGTTGATAAGTTTAGGGTTGGTAAGTACATCAAGAAAACAAACAGAAAAAGAAACATTGTAGATTTACCATATTTATCAGATAAAATATCAATCACGATTCATTTACCAAAGTGTAACGGTCCTGTCGTGAGTTATAATCCAAATCTATTATTAAGACCAGGCAAGCAAGTCCTTCACGGTTTAAAATCTGCACCACGAACACCAAGGCCACCAAAACCGTCATCACAATTTAGAAAATAATCCCCCCGATCAAAAATTTGGCTCTTTTTGGGGGAGTTGTTCAACGGGAGGGGGTAGAGCGGAAAAAATATTTTTTGAAATTCTCACGTGAGGGGAGGGGGTATGATGGCAAAATTAAGTAGGAAGAAACAGGATGACTTGATCCAAAAAGAAATTGATCGGTTGAATTCGATTTTTGATGACTTACCAGAACATGAAAAAGAAGTGGCAAAAGAGTTAATTGAACGAATTGCCTTTATGACCATACAGCTAGAAATCTTAGAAGATACGATTAAAGTAAAGGGGCCAACCTAC